TGGAAGTGTTCAGCATTTAGACTTTCTTGATGCATGGACCAAAGATGTATTCAAGACTTCTATGGAGATCGACCAAAGATGGATTGTACAGCATGCTGCAGATCGTCAACATTATATTGATCAAGGGCAAAGTGTTAATTTATTTTTCAGACCAGATTCAAATATCAAGTATGTACATGCAGTACATTTTATGGCATGGAAAACAGGATTGAAAACACTTTATTATTGCAGATCCGAAAAAATTGGAAAAGCGGATAAAATCTATAAGAAGATTGAACGAAAAGCAATTGAAGAACTTGATATGAAAAAATTAGCAGATGGCGATGAATGTTTAGCCTGCCAAGGATAATTAATCAATAATAATAATAAATGACAAAAATATATCTATTAAAAGATATCTATGCCTTACGAGAAAGAAAAGAAAAGGAGTTAATATATTATAAAGAAAAACTAGTACAACTGCAAAGTAGAATAGAATGGGCGGAAAAAGAATTAGTTTTAACTATGGAAATAATTAAATTAATAGAAGAAGAGAAAATTAAATACAAGGAAGAATAATGCAAGCAAAAAGTACAAAGTTAAAATTAACAGAAAATAGAAGTTATTTCAAGCCATTTAATTATCCGTTCGCATATGATGCATGGTTAAAGCACGAGCAAATGCACTGGATTCATCTTGAAGTTCCGATGTTGGATGATGTAAAAGATTGGAAAACAAAATTAACCGAAGACGAAAAAAGATTTCTAACTCATATCTTTAGATTCTTTACACAAGGCGACATTGATGTTGCTGGCGGATATGTTACTAATTATATTCCTTATTTTCCGCAACCAGAAGTAAGAATGATGTTACTTGGATTTGCAGCTAGAGAAGCATTACACATTGCAGCATATTCACATTTAATTGAATCACTTGGAATGCCTGATACAACATATAATGAATTCTTGCAGTATAAAGAAATGAAGGAAAAGCATGATTATTTTATAGATTTAAGTAACAAAAATGGTACCATTGATTCAATTGCTGCTAATATCGCTGCATTTTCAGCATTTACCGAAGGTATGCAATTGTTTAGTTCATTTATAATGCTACTTAATTTTCCAAGACATGGAACAATGAAGGGCATGGGGCAAATAATTACATGGTCAATAGCAGATGAAAGTTTACACTGTGAATCAATGATAAAATTATTTAGAACATATGTAGAAGAAAATAAAGAAATATGGAACGATGAACTTAAAAGTAAAATATATGGCATTGCTACAAAAATGGTTGAACTCGAGGATAAGTTTATTGATTTGGCATTTGGCATGGTTCGCATTGCTAATTTGGACGCTAGTGACGTTAAATCTTATATCAGGTATATTACTGACCGTCGTCTTATTAGCCTGGGTCTTAAAGGAATCATGAAAGTGAAAAAGAATCCATTGCCATGGGTCGAGGAAATGTTAAACGCACCCACTCATACTAATTTCTTTGAAAACAGAGTAACAGATTATGCTAAAGGATCTTTATCAGGTGACTGGAAAGATGTCTGGGCTAAGGCGGCATAATGCTTATACATCATGCACATCTTGAAACAGCAGAAGTTTATGCCAGATTGTCTAAGGCAAGAAGATTGCAGGTTGGAGCTATTATTGTAAAGGATAATAGAGTAATTAGTATAGGATACAATGGTACTCCAGCTGGTTGGGATAATAACTGTGAAGATGAAACCACTGTAGCCGAAAACTATTATCTTGATAATAGTGGTCCTTTGTATCCTATCACTATTACTATGCTGAAGACAAAACCTGAAGTCATTCATGCAGAAGCTAACGCTATTGCTAAACTTGCTAGATCAAATGAATCAGGCCTCGACAGTACAATGTATATCACTCATGCTCCGTGTTTTGATTGTGCCAAATTAATTTACACGGCAGGCATCAAAAAAGTATATTTTAGAAAACATTATAGAAATGAATATGGAATTAATTTTTTAACAAAATGTAATGTAGAGGTAGAAAAATTATGAAACGATATGGGTTTACAGCAAGCGCTTTTGATCTTTTTCATGCTGGGCATGTAATGATGCTTGAAGATGCAAAGAAACGATGTGATTGGCTAATTGCTGCTATTCATGTAGATCCTACATTAGATCGACCTGGTGTTAAAAATAAACCTGTTCAATCTATTATCGAAAGACAAATACAAGTGTCATCTTGCAAACACGTGGATGAAATTGTAGTTTATAACACTGAGAAAGAACTAGAAGATATACTAATTACTTATCCAATTGACGTTAGAATTATTGGCGAAGAATATAGAGATAAGAATTTCACGGGAAAAGATATCTGCGAACGAAGAGGTATAGAAATTTACTACAATAAACGAGATCATTACTTTAGTTCTTCTGATCTACGTAAACGAGTATTCGAAGCAGAACTTAGAAGAAGGAACTCAGGATGGGAAGAAATCAACACTTCGAATGTATCGAATGTGAAGCAGTTTTCAAAATAAAATTTGATTTAGATGAAGATTATTATAATGTTCAATTTTGTCCTTTCTGTGGTTCTGGGATAGACGAAGATCAACGGGATGAGTACGAAGAAGACTTGTCCTAATTGTGACACCGAGCACGAGAAACCTGGTAAATTTTGCTCGCGAGCTTGCGCTAATTCAAGACAATGGACTGAGGCTCAAAAGAAAATATTCTCCATTCGCCAAACAGAATACATGGCGAGAGAAGAATCCGAGGAGCATCGAGCTAAAAGGCAAATGCAGGTCAATATGTTACGTGCTGCAGGTATAATGGGATCTAGAGGTGCCCCTCCAAAAGAAAATCTTGAAGACTACATGACAAACCCAGATGACTATTATTTGATTCCTTTTAATGACGATGACCTAAATAGTGAGGATGGAGCAGTCTGGGAGACCATATAAATACTAATTTGAATTGGTATTATGTGGATATATAAAAATAAATTATTTGAAGATGTTCCATCAAATGCTTATGGTTATGTGTATTTGATCACAAATAACTTAACCGGTAGAAAATATATTGGTAAAAAGTTATTCTGGTTTCGCAAAACAAAAGTAGTAAAAGGAAAGAAGAAAAGACTCAAGGTTGAATCCGACTGGAGAGATTACTGGTCCTCGTCTGATGAAGTGAAGGCAGATGTAAAGTCTATGGGTGAAATAAATTTTACCAGAGAAATACTTCACATATGTCAAAATAAAGGCTCATGTAATTATCTTGAAGCAAAAGAGCAAATGCTTAGAGGTGTACTGGAGTCTGATCTATATTATAATGCACAAATCCAATGTAGAGTTCATCGAACACATATTAAAGAGGTTTTATAATGAAGATTGCGGTCGTTGGTGCAGGTATAGCTGGTATCACTGCAGCATATTATTTAGCAAAAAATAAACATGATGTGACAATATATGAGAAAGAACCATATGTTGCCATGAAATGTTCTTACGCTAACGGTGGGCAATTATCTGTATCTAATTCAGAAGTATGGACCAGTTGGGGTAATATAGTAAAAGGTTTAAAGTGGATGCTTAAATCAGACGCTCCTTTACTTATAAGACCAGAATTAGATTGGAAAAAGGCAGCTTGGTTATTTAAATTTGTTCAATCAACTCTACGAAAAGATTCTGATATAAGAACAGCACAAATTATAAAACTTGGTCTGCAGTCAAGAAGATTATATAACACTATTGCCAGAACTGAGAATATTAAATTTAATTATAATAAATCTGGCATTCTAAGATTTTATAAGAATCAAGAATATTTTAATAATGCGAAGGCTTTAGTTTCATTATATAATGATAGTGGGGCACAACTTGATGTAATTAAGCCTGAAGGTATACTAGAAATAGAACCAAGATTAAATTATATTAAAGATCAAATCATAGGTGGAATTTGGTGTGAAGATGATGCTGTAGGTGATATACATAAGTTCTGTACTAATCTGGCAGCTGTACTTGAACTTAGATATAATGTTGAGTTTGTTTATAATCATAAAGTTGCTGCTATCAATGACCTTAGTTATTTTGATAAAGTAGTAATAGCAAATGGTTCTGATGCATGTGAATTTATGATAGATAATTTATGCGTATATCCTGTTAAGGGTTATAGTATTACAATAGAAAACGGACACGGATCTCCATCGGTATCATTACTCGACGATGAGGCAAAGATTGTATCATCTAGGCTAGGGGATAAATTAAGAGTAGCCGGTACAGCAGAATTAACTGGGCATAATCAAGACATTACCAGATCAAGAATAACCCCTCTTCTCAAATGGGTCAAGACAAATTTTCCTAATATGAATACTAGTTCTTATACGCAATGGGCGTGTTTAAGACCAATGACTCCTGATATGATGCCTATTGTCATGCAGTCAAAATTTAATAGTAGAGTTTTTTATCATTGCGGTCATGGTCATCTTGGATGGACCACAGCACCAGCTACAGCAGTAAAACTTACATCTTTGATAGAATCTTAATCTAATTTTCATCTTGCACAGACTCTCTAGTACCTTAAATATTATTATAGGATATAAATTTAGAAGATTTAATGAAAAAATTATTACTTGCCTTGTTTGCTACTTTAACATTTACTGCGCATGCTGCAGATATTACTGGAGCAGGCGCCGATTGGTTCAGCGTCCCGGGTATGGGGCTGAGCATTGTAAATCAGGGCGGCAAGGATACCTGGCCCGTAACTACAGCTAGCTTTATTATAATGTACAAAGATCCTGTTGACAAAAATGCAAGCGCTGAGGTGTTAAACTTCTTAATTGGGCATTTAAGAACGGTGCCAAAATGAGTTCAGACTTAGATTATGTGATTTACCTGAGAAATTGCAAAAAGATATAAGAACAAGAGTTTGGAAACAAATTAAAATAAACTAGGAGAAAAAAATGAGATTACAAGAATTAGCAGCAAGATTAGTTGTTGTAGAAACTAAATTAGCTTCATTGACAGGTGTTACCCCAAATACAAATCAACCAGTAACACTAGAAGATTTGGATTGTAGACTTTCTGTAGTCGAAGTTCAAGTAGATCGTTTATTAGCAGAAAAAGCCGAAAAACGTGTTGCAGATATTGTAGCAGCTCCTGCAGATAAAGCACCAGTATCAATTGCAGATATGGTTGCGTTATCTGCTAGTTCCAATGTACCCCAAGCAGCTGAAATAGTTGCAGATGTATTAGCAGTTCAAATGGAAGCACCAGCTATTCAAGATCCAGAAGTTGCTGCTATAGTTACTGCTGCAATAAAAGCAGTAATTAATGCTGATCCAGAAGTAGTTGCTGATCCAGAAGCAATCAAAGCAGTTATCACCGAAACAGTAGCTCACATGCCAGCACCTACAAGTGATGCAGAAGATAAAGTAACAGCAGCAATTGCAGAAGTTGTAGCGGCAGCTACTGGTCAAGAAGTTTCTACTGATGTACATGAGGAAATTAGAGACGCAGTAATTACTCCATCAGACAGTGTTTTAGATGCTATTGAAGCAAGGTTAATCTCAGCAGAGGCAAAGGTTAAAAGCCTATTGGGAAAGTAATAAAAAAGATAAAAAAATGGTTTCATAGTATCATCCGCAGATAGGAGTCAAAACCATATATGCACTACAAAACAATCTTTATATCTGATGTACATTTGGGTAGTAAAGGTTGTAAAGCAGACATTTTAGTAAATTTTTTGAAAAATAATACAGCCGAACAATTATATCTTATAGGTGATATAATAGACGGCTGGAAGATTCAACAAAACAAATGGGTCTGGAAACAGACCCATTCCAATGTAATTCGTAGGATATTAGGATTAGCAAAGCGTGGTACTGAAGTTATATATGTATTAGGTAACCATGATGAATTTATCAGACCTCTACTCCCATATAACATAAATTTTGGAAAAATTAAAATAGCTAATCAATATACACATAGTGGTATTGATGGTAAAAAATATTTAGTAGTACACGGAGATTTGTTTGACGGAATAACACGATTGGCTCCATGGGTAAGTTTTTTAGGAGATAAAGCATATGATGTACTTTTGTCACTTAATACCCAGTTTAATCGTATTCGTCACCGTTTTGGTTTCGGCTATTGGAGTCTTAGTCAATATCTTAAGCATAGAGTCAAACGGGCTATGGATTTCATTTTTAGATTTGAGAATAATTTGGCTGATTATTGTATTAAGCGTGGGTTTGACGGAGTTATATGTGGTCATATACATCATGCTGAAATCAAAACAATTAAAGGTATACGATATATGAACGATGGCGATTGGGTAGAAAGTTGTACTGCCTTAGTTGAAAATATTAATGGTAGTTGGGAAATTATATATTGGACAAAGGAGATGATAGATGTGGATACTATATCTAATGGTAGTAAACATGTTTGATCCTAACGATATACCAGGTAGAATACAATTACAATTTTCAAGTCAACAAAGTTGTGAAGTTGCGTTACAAAATATGAGTTATTGGGTAAAGTTTCCTTGGTTTAAAGTAGAGGGCAAATGTGAAAAAAATACTGATAATAACAGACAACCTACCAAATCAAATTAATGGTGTGGTCACAACATACAAAAATATTGAAACTATTGCGATTCGTGATGGTTATCAGTTTGTTTATATTACTCCCGGGGAGTTCAGCCACATTGATTGCCCTATCTATAACGAAGTCAAACTTGCCTATCCAAGGAAAATGGGCGAGAAGATTAAGGAGATATCTCCGAATCATATCCATATCGCCACAGAGGGTCCTGTGGGTTTGTGGGCTAGAAAATATCTTACAAAATCTAATATTAGGTATAATACTGCTTATCATACTAAATTTCCTGAAGGATTGGAAACCTTACTTGGAATTCCTGAAAATATTACATGGCGTTATATAAAGTGGTTTCATAAACATACTGGAAAAGTTTTAACAACAACACAAAGTGGTGGTGGTTCTACCAATCAATAATTTTAAAAAATAAAAAATAAAAAATGCCTTTACCAGTAACAAACGTATATCAAGAAGAACAAACTAACATATCATCGGTTTATACTATGGCACCAGGTAATTTTGTTACCTATTATAAACTACCTTCATATACTGATACAAATTTTAATGAGACATCTTTAAGTCACTTATGGGGCCATCTATCATTAAGAACTTTAGGTGATTATAACGTTATTAACCAACCATATGGAAATGGAGGCTGGTTGGGTACGGCTTTAGAAGGTTTAATCGAATCTTTTTACACTTATGGTGCTATAGCCTTTACCATCAATAACAATAGATATCGTACTAAAATATACGGTCAGAGTGTTGCTTTGACGATGCCTGTTAACTCAGCTTTTTCAGGTACAACATCAGGTTTAACAGCAGCAACACTTTACAGTTCTTTTATTTATTCACCGAACAATTTAAATAAAAGCACAACTTCAGTTTGTGCTGGTTGTATTGTAGATACATATGAAAGTGAGGCTTCTATTACTTGGACAAATGATCAAGAAATTGGGTATAAAAGCACCCCAGGAACAAACCCAAATCCGAATAACAATAAATACCCTTATTTTGATAGTGGTGTTGTTTATTTAATGTCAGATGTTATTTATAACACATTTTCCGGAGCTACAGGTTCCAGTTCAAGTTGGGGGTATCAGTTTGGTCAAACAAACAAATATTCTAAAGGTGCAAGACAAATAAGTACCGACCCTAGTAACACACAATACACAGGTGTTGGTGGATATGATAGAATAGTAGGGGCAGTTTTCCTTAACTTTGGCTTTGGTATGATTTGGGACCCACAATTAGTTAGTGCTTTTGATTGGTCACGAGTTATTGGTGGTGATGAGACAACCATAAGTGGGGCAACATTTACATCGGGTGATACTGCTTTTGTGTCACA